CTTGAGGTGGCATCAGTGCCGCTGGAATGATATACTTATTCCTTTCTTCAAGCAATTCTTTGTAGAAGTTTGCGGACACATTGCCAAACCCACGAGTGATAGATGCTGAGGTTATAGAGGTCGCGAGCTTGATTTTGCCCATATTAGCGATGAGGACTTCTTGTCCCGTTTGGCGAACATCTGCTTTGCCGGCGGCAACCCTGGCAGCTTCTTCGGCTTCTTCGCGGGCTTTCTTAAGTGCTTTGTTTCGTTCGCGAATCGCTTTCGCTCGCTCGCGGTCTTGTCGCATCGCCTCATCTCGGCGGGCCGGGTCTCTATACCTTCCATTACTCATCAGAAAAACACCAATACATCTTGAAGGGGAAGTGGCACATAGTAGATGTCACCTACCTTGAACTCTGCTTCTGAGCCCTTTTTATTATACCATGCAATGACCCACCAATAATCGGGCGAACCATAATATTCATTAGAGACATTATAAAGTTTGTCTGTTGCCTTCCAAACCTCTGTAATATTGGTAAGGTCAGCCATGTAGTCATTTGAAGGATAAGTGAACCGAGGAGATTCATATTGAAAGGTTTGTTTAATTCCTCTTCTACGAAAGAATACATTCCTGTAGTTCGGGTCATCGTTTTTGAATATTCGCCTAGAGCCGTATCGTGAGTATGCCATCTTATTTATTCCTTCTTGTTACCCAGAATCTTAGTTGCGTCAGCTTTGGCAGGATTGTTCGGATCTGCTTTTTTCCCATAGTAAAAGCCAGACGGGTCGCGGTTTTTCAATCTTGCTTTAATAGGAGCAAGAGAGCCATCATCATTTCGCTCGGTGTAATAAGGATAATTTAGGTTGTTTACATGTCTTGAGTTATAAACAAAGTTAGACTTACCCTTCTGGCGAAATCCCAACTCGTGCTCGTGCAAGACAGTGAATTCAAAATTGAGCCTGTATGTTTTTGGGTAATATTCATTCCATTGAGGGTTTCTGTTTTTGCCGTCGCGAAGAGTTTCAGCGTCTGTGCGAAGTGCTCCTCGGCGGTTAAACATGCCGTACTCAAGTGCCGGATCAAATGTGAAACCATTCACATATCCCAACAACCCGCGACCAGTTTTAGCGTTCCTGATCAGGTTTCCAAAACTTACTCGCATCAAAGGTCCTTGGTTGATGACCGTTGCTCCGCCGCTGCCTCTGCCTGGATTATCATAAAGAGGATACAGGAAGCTCATGAGTTTGTTGGCTTTTGCTAAGTTTTCTTCAGCATGTTCAAAAGAATCTGCGGGAACCCACCAAGCAACAGACAGCGAGCGTCGGGTTGTCATGAATGTTGAAATAGGATCCATACGTCCGTAGACATCCTCAGCGTTCCATTGTGAAGAGAAATTATCACTGAACAGATCCAAGAAAGCCGGGAAGACTACCATCTGTCCTGTAGGTACATGCTTGATCGTTAGGTCCTCACCACGCTCTTTAAACTGATGTCTGGAACCTTGTGCATATATGTTTGGACTATATGGCATTACTCATCTCCTTACTTCTGTTACTACTAAATGGGGCTTGCACTCTTTAAGACCTCTCCAACAAGCTTGTCGTTCATATAGATGGCTTGAGTGCCGGCGTTAGCGAGGCTTCGCTGGGTCTCTCTGGCTATTCTGTTGCTTTCTTCTTGGGCTTTAAGCATTCTGTCAAGTGCTCCATCTTTTCTACTCACGGTTGTTCTGTCTCTTAGTCCTGGCTGAATTGCCATGGGGGCAGCAGCACCCCTAACCATTGGCTTGGCTGCTGCGCCGCCAGGGGCAGA